CGCCGTCCGTGTGGATGGTGAAGAACAGGAAGTCACCCTTGACGAACTTCTGAAGGGTTATTCCCGTCAATCTGCGTTTACCAAAAAAACGCAGGAGCTGTCTGAAGAACGCAAGCAGATCGAGGCACTGCAAACGCAGTATAACCAAGATATGCAGCAGATTCAGGCAGAGCGTCAGCAATACGCGCAACATCTCCAACAGATAATCGAAAACTCCAACCTCTCTCAATACGCGAATGTGGATTGGGAACGGCTCAAAACCGAAGACCCCATCGCATTTCTCGAAAAGAAAGAGGAGTTCCGGGAAGCCCAGGAGAAGATCGCCCGCGTCCAGCAGCAACAGCAGCAGGCAACGGCGAGAAACCAGGCAGAAGCACAGCAGCAGTGGCAGGAGTCTCTGAAAACAGAACACGCCGCTTTGGTAGAAAAACTACCGGAGTGGGGTGATCCTGATAAACAGAAACCCCTTGCCGGTGAGCTGCGCTCCTACGCCTCCTCCCAGGGATTCCAGGACGCGGAGATCGAGAGTCTGATCGACCATCGTTCTTTCATCATTCTGAACAAGGCTCGGCTGTACGACGAACTTCAAAAGTCAGATCCCAAGACCAAGAAGATCCGTAACAAGCCCCGTGTCATTCGGAGTGGTAAGGGAGCAGGGAAACCGGAGAAAACGACCAAGCGCACTGCTATGCGAAACCGGCTCAAGGAGTCCGGCCATGTCAACGACGCGGCTGCACTTCTTGAAAACTTAATCTCTTAATTAGGAGAAACATCTAATGGCAATTGCCACCAATACTTCACTGACTTATTCGTCAGTACAGATTCGTGAGCAGCTTGCCGATGTCATCTACTCAATCGCTCCGTTAAATTTAGCGGCAATGCCGGGAAACCGGCATCTGAAAATAGTGTGAATTCAAGGGAACCCCTCTATCGAGGGCAATCTTGAGCGAAGCCTCGCAAGAGGAACGTGCAACGACTATTCCGAGAGGAAGTAGAGCCAAGCGGCTCGAAGCGCACTAGACCCCACGGGGTTATGAAATAGTCTCATCTTGCAGGTAACTGTAAGCAGTCTGATGGACGGGGTTGGTTTAGCGAACCAGCTTGAAGATAATGTAGACACTCCATTTTTCAGTGGGTGTTCGCGAGAGAAAGGGACGAATACTCTCTTTGAGTGGCAGACTAAATAGTATTGGTCTGAGGCGCAGTAATGCGCTTACGAAAATCCGGTGAATTGCTGGAAACCCTATCGGGGCAATCAGCAGCCAAGCGCATCAGGAATGATGTGAAGGTTCAACGCACAGGTCACGGAGTCCAGAACGGACGGTAAAGACCCACGAGCGCCGGACTCCCTTCGGGGATGATGATATGTGCTGACCTTACGGGCAACCGTAAGAAGTGAGAGATAAAAAACTTTCACGGTAACATTTGGATACTATCGCCTCTGGTGGTGCAAACCGCCAGATAGAAGGCGATGACAGTCCTTCTGCAACTGCGAGAGCGTTGCCGACGAAGTTGACCAACTACGCGCAGATTTCGCGCTATGTTGTTCAGACTTCCGGGACAGATGACTCGTGCAATTACGCTGGTCACGGCAAACATCAAGCCTATCAGCTCGCCAAGCGCGGCAAGCAGATGAAGCGAGATTGGGAGTATATGCTTACTTCCAACGTCGCAAAGGCTGCAGGCGATTCAACAACTGCCCGCGCATCTGCTGGCCTGCCGTCCTGGCTGGCTACCAACTGGGTGTCGATGAATCCATCTTCGGGTTCACCGGCTGCTTCCGCAGGAACTGGCGCAGACACAATGACAGAGGCGACTGCCACTGCTTCCATCACGGAAGCGGGCATCAAGAATGTCATTCTGGACTGCTTCAACGAAGGCGGCGAACCGGACATGATCCTTTGCCCTGCGACAATCAAGCAGGCCATCTCGGGTCTGTCGTCCAACGCTGGCCCAGGCTATGCGATCCGTAACGAAATCAAAAGCAACGGACAGGCGACTGCGGTAAGCGCCGTCGATGTGTATGTAAGCGATTTCGGAACATTCAAGATCGTACCCGACAGGAACCTCGGCTCGACCGAGTGGGTTTTCTTCCTCGACATGGACTATTTCTCTCTGAATGTGCTGAGAGATTGGACCGTCGTCGATCTGGCGAAAACCGGCGACAGCACCAAACAGATGCTTCTGTTTGAGGCTGGCCTCGTTTCCAAAAACGAAAAGTCCTCGGGCATCCTGGCTGATTGTGCAGCCTAAAACCGGAGGGGGGTGGGGTAACTCACCCCCTTTCTTTTTTAAGGGTTGCTAATGCGACCTAAGCAACTATGAAAGACATCGACAAAGCAGCAAAGAAACTGGTGAAGCCCGCGAAGAAACCAAAGGCCGCACCAAAAGAACCCACGGACGCTGTTGGCTGGCTGAAAAAAGCCTATATCGAAGACCAGGGAAAAGGCGCACCGAAGGTCGGCAACATCGGATACCTCCTGTGAAGACGATTTTTGACATCGCTGACGCCCGTCAAACCGATATGTACTTTGACGAAACAGACAACACATTCAGGTTTCACACCCATGAAAATGTGGATCTGCTTCTCAGGCACAACAAACGGAAGTACAACGATTACGGCGACAAGTTGACGATGGGTAAGCGCGGCGAGTGGCATCATGTCGCCTCCGTACCCAAGACCGAGTGGGAAAAGTGGATGAGGAAATCTAACGGCGCGGTAGGGAAAGACCCAAAAGTGACCGCGGCTTACCTCAACGACCCCGATTACAAATATTTTAAAGTGGCTCCGACCAAAATTTGAGGCAATTATGAGAAACGTCAATTCCAACGTGTTCCGTCCAGGGACAACCCAATCCATATCCGCATCCACCACCAGCGCGGCAACATCCAACGCCTTCGCGACACAGGTGACAGAGGTGATGGTGACGGCTACCGCAGCCTGTTTCATTACATTCGGCACAGCCCCCACTGCAACGACATCCCATGTCTATGTAGCGGCAGGCACACCGTATTTCTTCCGGGTGAGCGAAGCCAACAAGTGCGCGGCGATTACCGCATCCAGCACATCCACGGTATATGTGACTGAGTTGAGCAGGTGAATGTGGCGATTGTGGGCCTGGCTCCGTCCACCCACGATGACGCACCATACGATGACCCGGAATGGGAGGTATGGGGATTACCCTGGGATGAGGACAAATGGCCTTACCTTGATCGACTGTTTGAGATTCACCCGCTGGAACTGCTGAAAAAACCAGAGGCAAGGCGCAGGCCCGGATACCTGGATCGGCTACGGAGCCTCACTGCACCGCTGTATATGCAATCTGAGTATCCAGAAATCCCCAACGCCATCCCTTACCCCGTGGAGCGCGTTATTTCAGAGCTGGGAACAGATTACTTCAATTCCTCTGTTGCTTACCTGATGGCACTCGCCATCACAGAAGGCGCAGACAGGATTGGGATATGGGGGGTGGATATGGCAGACCTTGAATCTACTCCCGGTGATCCCTCGTACATCTCTGAATTCTCTTATCAGCGGCCCAACCTGGAGTATTTGATTGGGTTTGCCAGGGGCAGGGGGATCCGCGTTGACATCCCGGACGGCTCCCCGCTTGCAAAATTTCATGGTGAGGGTATCCCGCTGGGCGTGATGTATCCCTCATACCCGACCAGATATGGATATTTGAACTGATGGCGATTTCAACTTACGCGGAATTACAGACAGCGGTGGCAAACTGGCTTGACCGGGACGACCTAACAGCTCGGATACCGGAATTCATCGCCCTGGCTGAAGCAAGGTACAACCGTGAACTGCGTATCCGCAAGATGGAAACCACGACCACTGATTCCACGGTTGCCGGTACGCGATCGTATTCCCTCCCAACCGGATGGCTGCAGGGCCGGAATATGCAACTGACCACCGACCCCATCACCCCGCTGGAATATCTCACTCCAGAGATGATGGACAGACTCTACGCGGGTTCGGTCACAGGCAAACCGCTGACTTACACCGTCATCGGTGATAACTACCATCTCGGCCCATCACCGGATGCGGTCTATACCGTCGAACTCGTCTATTACAAGAAGTTCGACGCACTCTCAGACTCCGCAACCACCAACGATATGCTGACGGACAATCCAGACGTATATCTCTACGCAAGTCTGCTGGAGGCCGAACCGTTCCTGATGAACGATGCCCGTACTCAGTTATGGCTGGCGGCATATAAAGAAGCAACAGCAAATATCCAAAGCGCAGACAGCCGCGACAGGCACTCCGGCAACAGCTTGCGCGTAATGACCGAAACAGGAACACCGTAATGGCTTTAGAAAGCGGCACTTATCTGGACGATCTGGTCACAACCAATCCCACCGCGAGTGACAATGTTAGCGCCGGGGATGACCACCTCCGTCTTTTAAAAACGGTTCTGAAGAACTCGTTTCCCTCCGTGGATGCGGCTGTAAACGCGATCCACACCGGAACTTCTGCACCGTCCACCAGCATTGCACAGGGACTCCTCTGGCTGGATACCACAAACAATGTCCTCAAGCTGTACGATGGCAGCTCGTGGGTTGTCCTGCCCATTTCCCCGGCTACCTCCTACAAGATCATGGGGTCGCTCACCGTTGGGTGGACACTGCCCACCTCAGACGGATCGGACGGTCAGGTGATGAAAACCGATGGATCTGGCGCTTTATCCTTCGTCAATCCGGGGTCAGTCCTGACCGCCGGAGAAGGGATCGACATCACCACCAACACCATATCAGGAGAGGACGCCTCTACCTCTAACAAGGGGATTGCGTCTTTCGCTGCCGGTGAGGGGATGGATGTATC